AAAGCTCAAGAACAAGAGCATAAGATAGAGTCAAGCGTTACCTTAAAGAAGAAATAAGAGAGAAACTATGAATAGATGTCTAATATGTAACAGTCGCGCAATAGGGTATCTATATGATGGTACAAAATACTGTCTAAAATGTAAAGACTAACATAATCTTTATATACCTAGATGGTGTAAGTATAATGTGGCCTCTAGAAAGACCACGAACCCACAGGACATTACGCAGTATGCGTCTTATGGGGCCACACAACGAAAGCTTTATATAGTGCTATGACATTATATTAAAGCAGGTGAATAACCAATGGCAAACGAAACAAGCAACAACACAGCCGATAATAGCAACATGACAGCAGGAGACAATAATACTGCTGATGACGGAAACGTAACAGCTCTTATCGATACTGTAACTGAATCAGGTCTATTAGATATTATCATGGACGAACCATTACTTATGGCTTTATGTGCTGTAGTACTAGGTATGGGCGCATATATTGCTTATACAGTACCAGCAGTCAAAGAATTAGTCTTTAAATATATAAAGAATAATGAAGCTGAGTTAAATGGGTTACTTGATAAGAATCTAACAAAAGCCCAACAAAAGGTTTTTGAAAAAATGGACGAGACTGCACAAAAGCACGTTAAAGACTCTTTAGTCAAGAATGTATTAATTACAGCTTGGGATGAAAAAGATGATGAACTTGCAGCGCTAGTCAAATCTAAAGTTAAGGCCGCAATCGACGAAGCCAAGTAATGGACGTCGAAGGATACGAGCGAAGATTACGTCAGCGAGTCGGAGAAGGGGAATATGAACGTCATAAAGAACTTGTCCGTCTTCTGGCGCGCAATCTTGCTCTTGAAGATATTTTGTGGGAAGAAATTCTTGTATGTATTCGGGATGTTAACGCTCGAACAGAGTTATTGCGACAAAGAAACGCAGTCGTTCGTGACATACATACAGAGTTTAAAGCGCTAAACATAGAAGTACCAACTTTAGTGGAAAAGAATACTGAAGGCTTTTCTAAAGTATTAGAGGGATTATTTGATGATGAAGACACCGATAAAGAACGAGCAGAAGAAGTTAAACGCAGCGATTAGCGGTTTAGCGGCTCATGATTCGTTACAATTAGAAGAAATATTCGAAAAGTGTCGCCATAATAAAAAGAAAATGACTTTATTAGTCAGAGCTTTTTGTGAATCCTATCTAATAGATAATAAAAGACGTCCACTTAAACTTAGACCTATGCAAGAGGATATTGTTGTTGAATCTCTAACATATCCTGACGGAGATAGTACTAAGCATCGTAAAGTAGCTATTCTGGCTCCACGGGGCTCAGGCAAATCCTATGCTCTTTCGGTAGCTGTATGTATCTACATGTTCTTTAAGAGATTCAGAGATTTAATTTTTGTCTTGGCTCCATCTGAGGACCAAGCAGCACTGATATTTAATTACTGTTATAGGCATTTCGCAGATAATGCCTTTTTAGACGGCTTAGTGGACCATTATAGGTTCCATAATAAGCCAAATATCACAATGAAGGGAGGTACGGTGCTTCGTAGAGCTCCTATAGCTGCATCTAATCAGGGGCAAGCTATACGTGGACAACACCCAACTTTTCTAATAGTGGACGAGAGTCCGTTAATAAGTGACAAGTTATTTATAGACAATGTAGAACCATCGATTATATCTAACACCGCGCCATTCATTAACTTAGGGACTCCAAAATCAAAAGAAAATCACATGTATCGTTATCTGTACGATGATGCTTATGCAGAAAGTTTTACACGATTACATTACACATGGAAAGATGCTGTAAAGCGAGGAAGAGCGTACGACCCACCTTATACGGAGGAAGATATGCTCACAAAGATGATGGAATGGGGGGAAGATTCAATATATTGGAGGACAGAATATGAGTGCGAGTTCGTCGAGTCGTCGTCCAACATCTTCAATCCCGAACTACTACGAAGTTCATTCCGAAGAGGAATTGGATTTCTCGAAGCCGGAACGCCAGTTGATAACTGTGTTGTGGGTGTGGATATTGGTAAATCCGTTAATAGCACTGTTATTAGTGTTTGGAGTACCGCAAAATCCGATACCCAGAACGTTGCAACACTTATTTACTTGGAAGAAATTAGTCCTAAGACTGGTGGACATGATATTCCATACCAACGTGAGCGTATCGTTAATATTGCTCATAGTTATGGTGCTAGTAAGCTTATTATTGATGCTACAGGTATTGGTGGAGCGATTGAACAAGATATAAGGGTGGCGTGTATAGAGTATGGTATACATTTTATACCATTCGTTTTTACAGGAGGTCCAAAGGGTACAAAAACACAAGTTTATAGAGATATGGTATCATATTTACAAAAAGACCAAGTTTGGGTACCACATCCGGAAGATTTGGAGCCTGCAGAAGCAAAATTAGTTAATAAATGGTACAGAGAGCATGTAGACTTAGAATATACTATGGATGCAGCTGACAAAACAGAGAAAATATCAGCCCCTAGTGGTAAACATGACGATTACTGTGATAGTACAGCGATAGCTTTACATGCAGCGTTATCTATGCTACCTTCGTCTGGTACATTTTCTAGCGTTTCAATGCCTTCTAAAAGGAGTATTAATAAAAACAGTGCTGGATGGACAGGGCAAGGTTTATATACCTCTAGAAGAGGTAGAAATAGTTTAAATAAGGGAGCTCCCGGTGGTATTTGAGCGAAACCTTTATATACTGGTATCGCGTTATAGTTATTGATAGCCATGCCTTTACGAGATTATTTGCCCTTTTTTGGGCGAAAACGAACATTTGCAACAGTAGGGTCTAACCCACCATACAACAAAGACGAACCAAGAAGTTTTGGAGCTGGAGTTATTAAACGTATTAAGCTTCAAAATAATAGTGGGGGTAATTTTAGAGGTGGTGTAAATAAAGAACCACAAGTTGGAGATTATAGAACGTACATGAATGTGTATCTTTCTGACCCAATTATAAGGACTTTAATTGATTTACCCTGCATATATGCTGCAAAAGATGGTTACGATATAGTAACTGACGACGAAGTAGAGCGCGAGGCTATTACTAATTTCTTTGATGAGATTAATATTGACCAATTAATATATTCTTGGTTACGTAATGGTAGAATATTCGGAACTTCATATCTAGAATATACTGGAGACAATCTAGTTTTACGTTCTTCCCAGAATATTTTCGTACAAAGAGACGATAATGGGCAGATAATGTACTATTATCAAGATTTAGGAGACGATAAAGAAAGTGTGAGGTTTGAAGAAAATGAGATTATCGAATTTAAAAACAATGCCTTTGATGATTACGCTTATGGTCTTAGTGACATCCATCCAGTTCTTTATTTGGTTGACCTTAAAGATTATGCAGAACGGGATATTGGTGCTGCTCTCAATAAATACGCTACTAGTAGGTTTGATATTAGTGCTGGACTTCCCGATATGCCTTATGGTCCTGACAAAATTAATGAAATTGTATCAGCGTTCAATACCTTAGAACCCGGTGAAGATATTATTCACGGTAATGATATAACTATCAAAGAATTACAAGGTACACAAAGAGCGTTTGAATATGGTAAATATACAGATGATATTCTAAAGAAAATACACATAGCTTTAAAGGTTCCAGTAACAATGTTTGATAAACCCGAACAAGCACGTGCTATTTTTGAACCTTATGTTAAACATTTACAAAGTGCTGTGGAAGCTGCACTTAATTCACAACTCATGCCGCAATTAGAATCCGGCACCGCTAAGTTTTCATTCCGTCAAATTAATGTTAGTGATTCATTCACTAAAGCTAAGACGGATATGATATATCTTTCAGAAGGTGTTCTATCACCTAGTGAAGTAAGATTAGAAAGAGGTCTAGACCCAGAAGGTATAGTTGAGCAACAGCCTACAGCTGAAAATGCTAACTTATCTGGAGGTAAAGACGAAGACAAGTCTGAGGAATCAGAACGTGTCGAAAATAGAAATCTAACAGGAGACAGAAAAGAATGAGCGAAAATTACGCATATGAGAACTGTGTTATAGATGTCGCACCTATCCTTAAGAAAAGGGGTGTAGATAAATATGACGAGATGGCGGCAAAACTTTGCCGTATGAGAGTTGATGAAGGTACAGTTAGGGAATTCGCAGTTACCAATGGTACCTCAGAAGCCTCGAAACGTACTTTTGCTCTAGAAATAGCAGAACCTTTAAATATAGGTAAAGAAACTATTGACTATCCGGTCATAGCCATAACATCAGGAGTACATGATGAAGATGGTGACCAGAAAGTTTTTATAGAACCTACAATTCTAAAGGATAATTTGGAAGCATTTAGTGAGCTTCCAGTTTACTTTAATCACCAGCGAACCGAAGAAGATTTGATTGGCAAGGCTATCAACCCAGAATTAATCGAATTGGAAGATGGCAAAACTGGTATTAAAATGTTAGCACAAATCTTTAAAGATAGTGCTAAAACAAGTGAAGTGTTAGGAAAGTTGGAAAACGGCGATATGACACATGTAAGTATTGACTGGTTTTCTAAAGACGTCGATGTTTTAGGAGAACCCTTTGCTACGGACATTCGTCCTATCGAGGTAAGTTTCATTGATAATGAAACCCGAACCCCCGTTTGTGAATCATGTACAATTGAAGATGGAAAGGAATGCAGCGAACACCGTGAATTCGGTGAAAAGGAATCTGATTGTGGAGGCGCCTGTGGCGGCCATGAGGAAGATTCGTGTGCCTGTGAAACACACGGGAACAACAGCGAGGTAGAAAATATGGCTGAAGAAGAAGTAAAACAAACAGATGCTGAGAACATCACAGAGCGTGCATTCGCAACTATGAAATCTCAGTTAGAAGAAATGACTACATCTTACGAAGAATTAAATACCAAGCACGAGGAAGCACTTGCTTTAGTAGCAAATTTCGAAAAAATGGAAGAAGAAAGAAAAGAGGAAGAACTCAAAGCTCAAAAACTTTCATTCGTAAATACTATACTAGAGAAAGAAGCACTTCTTGGAAAACTCGAAGAGGACAACAAGGATGCTCGTGTGGAGGAACTTTCTTCATGGGATGGAGTTAAGCTAGAAGGATACAGTATCGCAATGGAGTCTATACCAGTACCAGAAGATTCAGAACGAACTTTTGGAAAAGGTAAAGCCCATGATGCTGAAGAAAAGCCTGTAGAGGCAGAAGATGAGACCCCACGCATGTTTGCGATGGAAAACGGTAAAATTAAATTTGCCGGGTACAAAAACTAAGGAAATAAAATATGGCAACAGAAATATTAGTAAATGATGGTGGAGCGCCAGCGCGTATCTTACCATTTGTAGCAGCCGCAACAGGTTCAGCAGGAGACCCAGTTATTATAGACACTGCTGGAAAAACGGCAGCATGTATAGCAGGATATGCTATTGCAGGTGTATTATTAACAGATGTAGCAGCAGTCGGAGACATAGCTAGTGTAGTTATGGGACACGGATGTATTGTTAACGTTAATGTTAAATCTGACGTAGCAATAGGCAACGTTCTACAATCAGGAACAGCAAGATTGGATGGCGCAGCAAACAGCGCAAATGCTGGAGATGGCGTAGAAGCAGTAGGAATAGCATTAGAAACACCGGGCGCAGAACAGCCAGCATTGTGTTTACTATTCTAAGGAGAAATAAAATATGGTAACAGCAAATAAAGGAATTCTATCATCAGCATCCGCAGGTGATGGATACACAAGTACAGCAGCACAACGTGTTATAGTAGATTTCAAAGACGCTCTTGTAGATTACAGGACAACCGAATTGGACGCTATCAGCATGTTTTGTGATACAATGCAGACAGAAACCGGTGGAGATATTGATATCACCATCGCAAAGCCAAGTATGGCTATGGAACAGATAGATGAAGGAACCACTCCTGCATACCAAAGTAATAATCTCAGAAATGAGCGTATTAGCGTTAAAGAATGGGGTATTGCAGTCGGTGTAACCCGTAGAATGATTGAAGATTCACGATTCAACGAAGTTGAGTTGGCTATGAATGAAGCAAGACGAGCAGTAGACAGACATATCACTAAACATGTTATGTACTCCCTTATGGGTGTAACTGATGCTACAGTTCGACCTGAAGCAACAATCACTACCGCATCTGAAGATACAGTTGAAGAGTTCGGGAATTATCCAG